ATTCATGCCGGGGGTGAAGATTCGCGACCCTGAGGAACGGGAAGCCTTGCGCGAGCCCCTGGACTTGGCCGAAGACGTGATCTACGAGGAACTTCGCAAGTCCAACCTCTACCAGGAGCTTCAGCCGATGCTCCTGGACCGCATCGTGGGCGGGACCGGGGCGCTCATGCAGGACACCAGCGACCCCGAACGGCTACGCTACAAGGCCATTCCGCTGTCGGAGGTGGCTCTGGAGGAGGACAACGCCGGCGAAGTGGTGGCTGTTGCCCGCCGGGTGGAGATGAGCTACCGCGACATCATGCGTGTGTGGGGCGAGGAGGTCCCGCAGCAGTGGCGTGAGCGCAACGAGCGGAGCCCGGATAAGGCGTCCCACAAGGTCGAAATGATTAACGCCCGGGACGTGGACGGGACGTGGCAATGGCTGGTCCGGCTGAACCAGGGCGGCCATGTGCTTCAGACGGAAGTGGAGCCTCACCCTCGGCTCATGGTGACGCGCTGGACGAAGCTGCCTGGGACGCCATACGGGCGCGGCCCGGGGATGCGAGCCCTGCCCCACGTGCGGGCGCTGAATAAGATCAAGGAGCTGTCCATCCAGAACGCAGCGCTTGCGACCAGTGGCGTCTATACGGTGGTGGACGATGGGGTGATTAACCCCTGGACGCTTAGCCTGGACCCCGGCGACTTCATCCCGGTGGCGAGTAACGCGCCTAACGAGCGGTCCATCGCCCCACTGGAGACCAGTGGCAATTTCGACGTGGCCATGTGGTCCTTCGAGGAGCTGCGGTCAAGTATCCAGCAGATCTTCCTGGCGGACCAGTTCGGGCCCTTGGAGGCTACACCCCGGTCGGCCACGGAGGTCAGCGAGCGCACCAACATCCTGGCCCAGGAGCTTGGGTCTACGATCAGCCGGCTCCAGTACGAGCTGCTTATGCCCTTGCTCAAGTCCGCCGTGCGGAAGCTGGGCGCGGAGGACAAGCTGCCGCCGGAAATGGAGCTGGACGGGGATACTGTCAGCGTGGAGTTCACGAGCCGCCTCGCCCAGGCTCAGCGGGCCGAGGAGGAGCAGGCCATCCTGGAGTTCGTGCAGGTAACGCTCCAGTTTGGCGAGGTGGACCCCAAAGCCGGCATGGCGGTGGATGTCCACAAGGCTCTCCAGAAGGTGGCCGAGATCAAGGACATCCCGCCCGAGGTCATGCGCTCGGAGCAGGAGATCCAGCGGCAGATGCAGCAGGCCGCCCAGGCGCAGGCCGCCAGCGAGCAGCAGGTGGCCGAGGCGGAGCAGGAACGCGCCCAGCAACAGCAGCCGCCCGCCGGTGGTGGCGTACAACAACCGAGGGGAGGTCAGTAATTGGATCAGGAGGACAAGGAACAGAAGGCCCGCGAGCGGGAGTCGCACCAGAAGCGGTTGGAACAGTCCGCTCGCGTGGCCCTTGGGGCGGACGGGGCCGAGGCCCTGATCGAGGAGCTACGGCGCATTGCCATGAGCAACGCTTACGCCCCCGGGCGGACTAAGGCGGACATGGCCTTTGCAGACGGAAAGCGAGCCGCTGCGGCTCACATTCTTAGTTTAGGAGGAGTAGAGAATGGCTGAAGAAGGCGTGGCACAACCGGCTGAGGAGCAGACGGCCCCCGCCGAGGAGCAAACTTCCCAGGAGCAGGCCCCCCAGGAGCCGGAGCAGGAGAGTTTGCTCGGCGATATAGAATCCACAGGGGATGCGGAGGCCGCCGCCAAGGGTGAGTCGGAGGAGCCAGTGGAGCCCTCCGCCCGAGACCCGCATAAGAACGACCCGGACATTGAGCCGGTGGAGCAGCCTTCCGAGCAGGAGGAGACTACCTACGAGGAAGGCGAGCGCCCCGAGTGGCTGCCGGAGAAGTTCAACTCCCCCGAGGAGCTGGTGAAAGCCTACAACGAAATGGGCAACACCATCCGGGGCAAGTTTGACCTCCCCGAGGGCTTCAACTCCCCCGAGGAGCTGGCTGAGGCGTACAATAGCATCAAGGAGAACGGCCCGGAGCCGCCCGAAACCTACGACCTTCAGGCTCCGGAGGGACTGGGCGACCCGACCGACGCCGACGTCGAAATGTTCAAGGAGGCCGGCCTGACCAATCAGCAGGCCCAGAAGGTCATGGACCAGTTCGCGGAGAACGTCCTGCCCCAGGTCCACGAGAAGCAGGCCGAGGTGGAGAATGAGCGGCTGGGCCGCCAGTGGCAGATAGAACCGGGCTCCCGCGAGTTCCAGGACCGGATGAGCCAGATCAAGTCTTGGGCGGAGCAGAACATGCCCGCCGAGACCGTGAAGGAAATGGCCAAGACCAGCAACGGCGTGAATGCCCTGTATCAGATGATGCAGAACGGCATGGAGTCCCGGATGGTCTCAGGCAGTAGTGCGGGAACCGCACGCCTGACCCAGGACGAGCTTAATTCGATGGTGCAGGACGAGCGGTACTGGACCGATCCGGCATACCGGAAGGACGTTGAACGAAAGCTAGGGTTGGGGGGTTGACAGTAAGTGCCCGCTAACATTACCGTAAACTCAGAAGGCAAGCCCCTCCGCTGGAGGCCCACCTTGCGGAACTCAACGGAAAGGTAGAGGGTAAGCGACATGAGTACGCAAGTACCCACCAGTTTCATCCAGCTCTACGCGAGCGAGGTCAAAGCGGCCTATCAGCGTGAGGGGTCGCTGCTTCGTAGTGCTGTCCGCACCCGTGAGGGTGTCGAAGGGGAGCGCATCTACTTCCCCAAGCTAGGCACTGGGCAGGCCACCTCTAAGGCGCGTCACGCCGAGGTGGAACCCATGAACCTCGATCATCAGCGCGTGTACGCTGACATGGAGGACTACTACGCGCCGGAGTATATCGACGACCTGGATCAGGCTAAGACGAACTTCAGCCTCCGGGCCGAATATGCTAAGGCGAGTGCCTACGCGCTGGGGCGGACTACGGACCAGCTCGTGATTGACGCCCTGGATGCGTCCACCAACACGACCTCCGCCTCGATCTCCCTGGCCAACATCGCCGCCGTCCATAAGCGGCTGACTGACCGGGACGTGCCGGCGGATCGTGACCGCTTCGCCATTATCAGCCCGGACTCGATGGAGCAACTGCTCCAGATTTCGGAGGCTGCCAGCTCCGACTTCACCCGGGAGCAAATCCTGGTGAGTGGGCAGGCCCCGACCTTCTGGATGGGCTTCAACTGGATGGTCCATACCGGGTTGCCCTCCGGTGTGCGCGGCTACTTCTTCCACCGTCCTTCTGTCGGCCTCGGTATCAACCAGGACGTGCAGACCTCGGTGGACTGGGTGCCGAACCGCGTGGCGTGGCTCGTCAATAGCTGGATGAGCATGGGCTCCGTGCTGATCGACGAGGACGGCGTGGAAACGCTGACCACTTAAAGCCAACGGCCCGGGTAGCCCCCGGGCCTACTAGGAGGATCGGAATATGGCTTTCCAGAAAAGCGCACTCAGCCAGATGGGCTATACGGGCGCGGACACGGGCAACGCCCTGTGGTTCTACGCGGACCCGGACGACGATGGAGCCACCACAATCGCGGGCTCCGGCTACATGGATAAGGCCGGCGTCATGCGCGAGGGCGACATCGTATTTCTCGTAGGGGGCTCGGACGCGGGCGCTTTGCTCGTGGTGACCTCGGCCACCGGCGACCCGGTGGTGCTCGACAACGGGTCTGTCTCCGCCGCCTAACCCTGACGGTTAGACCGTAGTGGGCCGGGGCCTGTTGAACAACGGGCCCCGGCCTTTTAGTATGGTGCCACGGAGGTGTGACCATGAGCAGTGAACTGTCGGTAATCAATGACGGGCTCGTTCGCCTCGGCGTGCCGCCCATTGCCTCGCTGAGCGACGCCAGCGCCCAGTCCATCGGCGCGGAGAACATCTACCCCCGGGAGCGGGCTGCCGCCCTGGCGGACTTCCCGTGGAGCTTCGCCACCAAACAGGTGCAGCCGTCCCAGCTTACGATTCCCAAGGGGAGCCGGGATTGGGAAGGCTTCGAGTACGTCTATCAGATCCCCTCGGATTCGGTTCGGATCATGGGGCTGGCTTCTGGGGCCGATTATTGGGTCTCGGGTAGCCACCTTTATACGGATGTCAAGGAGCCCTCGCTGGTCTACATAGCGAATGTCGAGGAAAGCTACTGGCCGGAGTTCTTCGCCCGGGCGGTATCTCTGCGGTTCGCCGCCGCCACGGCTATCATGCTGACGGACGCCACCACTCGTGCGGACCTCATGTATCAGCAGGCGCAGCAGGCCATGCAGCGGGCGCGGTCCCTGGATTCCCAGCAGATCCCAAGCATGGTATTTAACCTCATGCGGATCTACTCCAAGCGCAGCACTAATTTCATGGCGGGGGCGTGAGATGGGCATGTTCGTGACGCAGACCAGCTTCGCTCGCGGTGAGGTGGATGAGCGGGCCCAGGACCGGGCGGACGCGGATCTTTTGCGGACGGGGGCCCAGCGAATGGAGAACTTCGTTCCTCGGCTGGCCGGCGGGGTGCAAAAGCGAACGCCTATGTGTATGCCGTTCTACGCCTCTATTGACGAAACCGACCGATTGATTATTGATTCCGCCGTGCTGTCATTCCAGTATGAGCGGGTTACTGTGGTCATTACGCTTTGGTATTATGAATGGGAGCCGGATGGCTCCCTCAATATAGCCATGCGGGCGGAAGCCGTAAATACAGACTACCTCCCAGGTAAACAGGTCCTTAGCGATCTGTTTGTTGACGGCATTGCAGTAACTACGGGGGACCCTTCTGGCATTCCGTTTGACCAGCCTGATGTTCCTCTACATTGGTATGTTAATATTAGCAATCTTGGTCCTACTGCTTTTATAACTAGCCCGTACTTTGCTATACGGCGTGTGTATATTTCAGATAGTGGAAGCGGGGATTATGTAATCAATCAAGAGCAGCCTAGCTTTTTCAAAGAGTTATATAGCGAAGCGTTTGCTTATGATAACCAAACTCTTGTACTTGTTGACGGAGCGGCTGCTTCCGTTCTTAGTTCGGGCGATACGGTCATTTTTAAGGGGCAGGAAGATACTATTGGTACTATTTATGGTTATGAAGATACTAACCCCGTAGATCAGTGGGTATATGACGACTATCCATCGGCCCGTGCTATTGTAATGAATGGTAGTCCTTATAGTAATTTAATGGTCGGTAGGAACGCTCCGTTGGAACGGCCTCATCAGCCTTTAAGTGACCCCTTCGGTGGGAATCCTTGGCTAAGTACATTTCACCAGGGTCGCTTACTTGTGTTTAGCACTTTTGGTGATCCTACCCGTATGTGGGCGTCGAAGCCTCAAAACCCGTTTATTATTCGGGGGCCGGCTGAGGATACGGACTCCCCTATTGAGTACGACTTGGCGGCCCCTAAGGCGGAGGGGTTCACATGGGTGTCGGGCCAGGACAAAGTACTGCTTGGCACTCCCAC